CGCCGGCCAAAGACCTGTCGCTGCCGCCAAGTAACGTGAACGCATCGCTGGTCAAGAATGGTCACATCAAGCCACCGGCCAAGTCGGTGAAGCCGCAGAGCCGTAAGAAATCGTAGCGTCTTTTTCTTACAAGGTGCGGCATGAGTCGGTCACGAAGGGGCAGCAAGGGTGCCGGCTACGAATACTGGTCCAGGCGACCAGGCAACGGGCTGCAACCAGGCCGCCGAACGAAACGGCTCACGCACAAATTGGAACGGCTCGCCAATAAGCGCCTTGTTAAAGAACACAGCGATCGCCAGGACGAACGCCCAACCCGCGCAGCCGCTTCCGCCGCTGCTCATTAAGCGAGCCTGACACCATGCGATCGCTCTTATACGTGAGGGGCCATGAGCGCGGACTTGCTGCACGAGTTGAAGCTGTCCATCGCTGATGGTCTGCGTGATAGCACGCTCACCAGTTGCATTCGGTGGGCGCGGCGACGCCGGATGATGCCCGATCTTGTGACCGGGGAAGTGCATCCTTACACGGACAAATACCATCCGTGGGTCAAGGAAATGCACGACTCGGCCGCCCCATACAACTGGGCGATGAAGGGTGCGCAGTTGGGCGTCACGGAAGTCGTCATCAACAAATCGCTCTACAACATCGACAAGCTGCGGCGGGATGTGCTCTACGTCCTACCGACCGCGATCAACGCGAGCGATTTTAGTAAGGCCCGCTTCGGCTCGGCTTTAGCCCTAAGCCCGTACTTGCGGTCAATCTTCACGGACACCAACACGGTGAACTTGAAGCAGGCCGGGTCATGCAACCTGTACATCAGGGGCTCGCGCGGTGACAGCAACTTGAAGTCCATTCCGGCCAACGTCCTGATCTTGGACGAAGTGGACGAAATGGACGAGAAGCAACTCACCCTTGCTCTCGAACGATTGTCGGGAAAGCTGGACAAGCAAGTTTGGGGCATATCAACCCCGACCCTCCCGAATCATGGCATCCATGAGCAGTACGCGAAATCAACGCAAGATCACTTCGTCTTCCCGTGCCCATTGTGCTCACGGATTACGTGGTTGAAGTGGCCTGATTGCGTCGAGATCGTCGGCGAGCACATAACGGACCCGCGATGCGCGGAATCGTTCCTCAAATGCAAGGAATGCGGCGGTCGTCTGGAACACGCCGACAAGCCGAACTTCCTCAAGAACGCCTACTGGGAAGCATTCGACAAGAACGCGAATCCTGACTTCCGCGGATTCCACATTTCGCAGCTCTACAGTTTCACGGTAACGCCGGGTGAGCTGGTCGTCGCCTACTTCCGTGGCTTCGGCAACGAGCTGAATGCCAAAGAGTTCCACAACTCGAAGCTTGGGCTGCCATTCATCGGTGAAGGGGCAAAAGTCACCGAGGAAATGGTCGAGAAGTCGATCAACAACCACACGAAAAATGACCTTCGACCATCAGCGGCAGGCCGCATCATCACGATGGGCGTGGACCGTGGCAAATGGAACTACGTCGAAGTGACTGAATGGTTTTTCGACCGATGGATTGATGACATCAGTTCGGTCGCGACGCCGAAGGTGCTCTTGGAACACAAGTTCCATGAGGAAGACTTCGACAAGACGCTCGATGACCTGATGAAAGAGTGGCAGGTGCTTGCCTGCGTGCTCGATGCTGACCCTGGCCCGATGGAAGCCCGTCGCTTCGCACGACGATTCCGTGGCTATGTCTGGCTGTGCCGCTATCGCAGCGGTCTGACCGGCAAAGAAATCGCGATCACCGATGAAGACACCGGCTCGCCAATGGCGACCGTCGATCGTGCGTCCTGGTTGAGCACTGCGCTTGGCCGATTCAAGTCGAATCCGCCGCGCATCCTGCTGCCACAGGACGTGTCGCAAGAGTACCGCGAACACGTACAGAGTCCTGTCTCGACCTACGTGCGAGACGACCGAGGCGAACCGCTTCTCGACTTTGTGAAGACTGGGCCGGACCACTTCGCCCACTCGCGAGTCTACAGCGAGATCGCACTAACGCTGGTCGGTGCCCGTGATGCGGGTATCGCGATCAAGTCACCAATCTAAAGGGCAGGAAGATGTCGCTGAACTACGCCGCACCAACCCGCATCATTGATTCGCGTCATCCGTCGTTCTTGTCCAGTCTCACCGACTGGGAAAAGTGGCGAATGACCTATCGCGGTGGCGACGAGTTCCGCCAGAAGTATCTCAAGCGATTCACGAACCGCGAGACGACCGAGGAATTTGAGGCCCGGCTGCACATGACGCCGGTGCCGACGTTCGCGAAGGCCGCCATCAACGACATCCGCAACGCGATCTTCCAGCGTATGCGCGACATCACTCGCGTAGGCGGCAGTGAAAACTACCGCCGGGCCGTGATGGGTCAGGACTACGGCGTCGATCGTCGTGGTTCAAGCATGAACGCCTTCCTGGGCGTCAAGGTGCTCACTGAACTGCTGGTGATGGGGCGTGTCGGCGTGTTCGTCGATAACTCCGTCATCGAAGGCAACACGTTAGCTGACACCCAAGGTGCGACGCCGTACCTGTATGAGTACCAGATCGAAGACATACTCTCGTGGACATGCTTGAGCCCGGACAAACCATCCGAGTACCGCTCAATTCTACTGCGCGACACGGTGGTCGATTATGACCGCCGCACACTCTTGCCGATGCAGACGTTCCAGCGATTCCGGTTGCTGTGGATTGATGACAACACCGGCAAGGTGAACTTGCAGTTTTACAACCTGGCCGGTCAGGAAGTCGATCGCGACAATCAGCCCGGTGGTGGCCCGATCGAGCTGGGACTCAACCGCATCCCGTTCGTGATGCTGGACATGGTGGACTCACTCATTAAAGACGTGTGTCACCACCAGATCGCGTTGATGAACTTGTGTTCGAGTGACGTTTGGTACGCGCTCAAGGCCAACTTCGCGATCTATACGGAGCAGCGCGACCTTCGGGCCGTAGGCAACCATTTGAAGCAGGCGGCGAACCCTGATGGTTCGGCACAAGCCGGCGGTCAAGGTGCCCATCCGAATGAAATTGTCGTCGGAACCATGCAAGGCCGTGCTTACGGCGAAGGCATGGAACGCCCTGGCTTCATCAACCCGTCGCCCGAGCCGTTGAAGGCGTCGATGGAGTTGCAAGCCAAGCTGGAAAACGACATTCGGAAGCTGGTCAACCTGGCGGTCGCCACAATGGCGAGCCGGGCCTCGGCCGAGAGCAAGTCGATGGACAATCAAGGGCTCGAATCCGGGCTCTCGTTCATCGGTCTTGTCTTGGAGAACGCGGAGCGAATGATCGCCCAGCACTGGGCGGCCTACGAAGACAGGAACCCAGATCGCCGGGATGTCGCGACGATCAAGTATCCCGATCGCTACAGCCTCAAGTCGGACGCTGATCGAGTCGAGGAAGCAACGAAACTCGGAAAACTGATGTTCTCTGTGCCTGGCCGACAGGTTAAGCGCGAGATCGCCAAGCATATCACCACGACGTTGCTTAACGGCCGTGTGAGCGTCGGTACACTTGATTCGATTCATCAAGAGATCGACGAGTCGGAATACCTGACAAGCGACCCGGTGACGATCATCGAAGCCATTGAGGCTGGCATCATGCCCGAGCGAATCGGCGCAGCAGCCCTCGGCCTGCCTGATGGTGCCTACAAAGAGGCCCAGCAGGACCATGCCGATCGCATTCAACGAATAATGCAGGCTCAGCAAGCAGCCAACCCAGGTCCGTTGACGATGCCAGGCGAACGTATGGCTGGCCGAGTCATCGCCAGCGAGACTCGCATGGTGTCCGACAACAAGAACAACAGGGGCGGCGTCCCGCCGAAGGAAGACCCGGCCGCCGCCAAGACGGCGAGCCCGAATGCCAGCAACGACCCGGCAGCTCGTGGCGCACCGGACTTCTCCGTTGACCCAAACCAGGCTCCCAGCCAAGAGAAAGCGACGAGCCGTAACCGTACCATGCAGCCGACACGCAAGAAGCGCGTGCGCGGGCGTGGTCGATTCACCCAAGGGGAATAAACCATGTCCGTAGTCAATGTCGCGAAAGAATCCGTGGCTGGCTTCAACGCCGGTAACGGCACAGTAGGCACGAGCCCGCAGGCGTTAGTCACATCCCCGTGGACAGTCCAGAAGCACGTCGTTGTGCGTGCCGACCCGGCTAACACGGGAACGGTCAAGGTAGGCCCGAATCTAGGGAGCGCTTCCGCTGGTTTCGTGCTACCCGCCGGCCAGGAAACACCCCCGATCTACGTCGATGACCTGTCGAAAGTATTCGTCATCGGTTCGGCCGCCGGCCAGAATTATTCGTTCGTCTGCACCTAAGCGAGTGGGCCATGCTGTTTCAAATCCCGTGGACCAAACGGCACAGCATGGTCCGTTTCACCATCCGCACAGAGCTGGGCGACGAGCATGTGACGCTCGACAACAGCTTCAAATCGTTGGAAGTGAAACCGCCGGTCGGCATCAGCGAAGACCAGATGGACGTGTTCATCGAATTCCTTAACACCGCCGGCGTCGCGGATTCAGGCGCGATCGTTCTAAAAACCAAAGCACGACCACGGCGAGGCAAACCCAATGGAAGTCGTTAAGGAAACGTCACCGAGCAAAGGGTTGCAATTCGGTCACACGACGGTCGGATTAACGGCCGTCAAGCTTTGCGAAAGCTTCCGTGCGAATCGCGGTGTCCTAATCCGGTGCCCAGGCAGCTCGGACCCAACTCCGAACACGGTCTGCGTCTGGGTGGGTGGTGCAAACGTCACGACTAACACTGGTATGCCTCTACCACCGGGACAGGCAATCGTCATCCCCATTGATGACCCCAGCGTTCTGTTTCTCATATCAACGGCGGCCGATCAAGACGTGGCCTGGATGGGTGTGTAATGAGCCAGTTCGAGTATCCAGGCGGCGGCAGTGGAAGTGGCGGCACAGGGCCACAGGGACCGCCGGGGCCTGGCGTCATCAACTGGCGCGGTGCTTACGACAACACGGCGACCTACGCCGTCAACGATGCTGTTTCCTTCAATGGCAGCAGCTACATCTGCATCGCCACGACCACGGGCCACGACCCGACCAACGTAAGCTACTGGAACTTGCTAGCTGAGAAAGGCGACACGGGAGCCACTGGTGCGACGGGAGCCACCGGAGCGACGGGACCAACAGGTCCAACTGGTGCGACAGGTCCGCAAGGCCAGGGCTTCACGTGGAAAGGTGCATACGGCGGTGCGACGGCCTACTCGCCATACGACGTGGTGAGCTACAACGGCAGCACCTACGTCTGCACGTCGCCGACGACTGGCAACGTGCCAACGAACACAAGCTTCTGGAACCTGGTCGCTCAGAAAGGCGACACGGGCGCGACCGGAGCCGCCGGCGCAGGCATCAACTGGCGAGGGCCATACGACAACACGGCGACCTACGCGCCGCTCGATGCGGTCAGCTACAACGGCAGCAGCTACATCTGCATCCTGGGCACGACCGGCAACAATCCGACGAATGCGACCTACTGGAACCTGATGGCCCAGAAGGGCACTGATGGAACCAACGGGACGAACGGGACGAATGGAACAAACGGCACGTCATTCACCTGGCGTGGACCCTACGACGGTGCGACAGCTTATTCACCGGACGACGTAGTTTCGTTCAACGGTAGCAGCTACATCTGCATCCTGGCAACGTCGGGCGGGAACGACCCGACAAATGCGACCTACTGGAACCTGATGGCCAGTGTTGGTGCAGACGGGTTCGATGGTGCGGCCGGACGAAATGCTGGCATCAACTACAACTTCCAAACGTCCCTGTCGATCGGCGACCCGACCGCAGGGTGGTTCCGAATTGATAATCCGCTTTCGTCTTTAACGTCTGGCACATTAAGCATCAGCCAGACGGACGGTGACGGCAACGCGATCGGTGCTGAGATCGCCACCTGGGACGACAGCACATCAACGGTCAAGGGCTACTTGACGATCATCGCCGACAAGGGGCCGGGGAACGTCCTGGTCCTATCGGTCGATAGTGCGATTACTGACAACACCACATGGGACGAAATCCCTGTCACCAAAGTTGTCTACAGCGGCTCGATCTTGAACAACGATACGGTCAAGATCACGTTCAGCCGCACGGGCGACAAAGGTGACGCCGGCACGAACGGGACAAATGGGACCAACGGTACGAATGGGACCGACGGTGCCTCGATCGTCTGGCGCGGTGTCTACAACGGTTCGACGGTATACGCGCCGCTCGATGCCGTCGAGTTCAACGGCAGCAGCTACATCTGCATCCTGGCCACAACTGGTCACGACCCGACGAATGCGACCTACTGGGACTTGATGGCCCAGGAAGGTGCGGCCGGACCAACAGGTGCCACAGGGGCTACGGGTGCCACAGGCCCGACTGGGGCCACGGGTGCCACTGGCCCGACAGGTGCCACTGGCCCAACAGGTGCCGCCGGCCGTGACGCCGGTATCAAGTACACGTACAGCACAACCACGTCGGCCTCGGACCCCGGTAGCGGGTTCCTTCGATTCAGCGATACAACCTTGACGATCGCCACGTCTCTCTACATCAGCGAGACGGACGGTGACGGGAATGCGATCGCGGCCGACATTGCAACGCTCACCGCGAGCACGTCGTCGATCACCGGCTACCTGACAATGCTCAAGGATGGGGCACCAAACAACATGGCCGTGTTCTCCGTCAGTGGCACGCTCACTGACAACGGAACATGGGACACGTTGACGGTCGCCAATGTCGTGAGCAGTGGCAGCTTCGCGAACAACGATGTCGTGAAGCTGTTCTTCACACGCACTGGCGATAAGGGGACGACGGGTGCCACAGGTGCGACGGGTGCGACAGGGCCGACGGGAGCGACAGGGCCAACCGGACCCACAGGTGCAACTGGGCCTGCTGGGAGTAACGGGCTCGACATCACGTGGATGGGTGCCTACAACCCAGCCACCGTCTATGCCGTCAACGATGCGGTCAGCTACAACGGCAGCAGCTACATCTGTATCTCGCCGACGACGGGCAACGCCCCGACGAACGCGACGTACTGGAACCTGATGGCCCAAGCTGGTCGCGACGCCGGCATCAAGTACACGTACAGCTCAACAACCACATCATCTGACCCAGGTAGCGGGTTCCTCCGCTTCAACAACACGACGCTCGCTTCGGCGACGAACCTGTACATCAGCGAGACGGATGGCGATGGTAATGCGATCGCGGCGGACATCGCCACGCTCGCCGCTAGCACGTCCACCGTCAAAGGCTACCTGACACTCGTTAAGGATGGCTCGCCCGGCAACATGGCCGTGTTCTCTGTCAGTGGGACACTCACTGATAACGGGACGTGGGACACGCTGACGGTGACGAACGTAGTCAGCACCGGGACCATATCGAACAACGACGTGGTGAAGCTGTTCTTCACTCGTACTGGCGATAAGGGTGACACGGGTGCCACGGGCGCTACAGGTGCGACTGGTGCAACTGGTGCTACTGGTTCGCCTGGCAACCAGTTGACCGTCACAAATAGCAACGGCTCGAACAACATCATCGCCGGTGCCGCAGTTTATGTGACATCGGCTGACAATGTTGACCGGGCCAATAACGGAAGTGCTTCAACGTCGGCCGTAGTCGGTTTGGCGGTGGCTCAGATCAATGCCAGTGCATCTGGCACTATTCAAACCGCTGGCGCACTGACATTAAGCAGCGGGCAATGGACATCACTTACCGGTGGTGCCTTGTCGGCAGGCTCGGTGTACTACCTTGACACGTCAAACGGCCACCTGACAAGCACGCCGACTAGCACGACTGGCACGTACATTGTTCCGATAGGTCGAGCGATCGACACAACGACGCTCATTATCAACATCCAACCTAGCATCCTGTTGTAAGGGGTGAGTATGTCTATCTCAGCTCAATACTACGGCTCGGTGGATGAAGCCAACGACTACTTCCAGAACCGACTGTTCGCCGATGCCTGGACAAATGCGAATGCGGCGGACTACCCGAAGGCTCTGATTCGAGCAACGCAGATCATGGACGCCCTTAACTACAAGGGCGTTAAGAACACGGTCTGGCAGTTGATGCAGAACTTCCCATGCGGCGAGGAATTCACCGCATGGCTCTACTGGCCGCAAGGCGAACGTGGTCCGACGCCGGACCAGGTTCGGGCCGCCGAATCGGCTCAAGAGTTGGAGTTCCCGCGTGGGTCCGACACGGAAGTACCAGAAGCCATTCGTCGTGCCTGCTACGAAATCGCATTTAGTCTGCTCGACGGTAAAGACCCGGAGCTGGAACTGGAAAACCTGTCGGTAAGCAGCCAAGGTTATTCCTCGGTGCGAACCACCTACAACCGAAATCAAGTACCGCTTGAGCACATCATCAATGGTGTGCCGTCCGCTGAGGCGTGGCGATTGCTGCGCCCATTCTTGCGGGACGGCGACCATATCAAGCTCTCTCGCAAATCCTGAGTCGCGTCGTTTGTAGACGCGACCATCTTTACCGGCATTCGCCGGGTGCTGACCGTGCCAACCCGTAGGCGCGGACCATCGGCGTAAATCTGTACGGGGTGCTAAGGAATGTTTCCCATGTCGAACGATCGGTATTTGTCTTGCGCGCTGTTCACCTGCTTCGATGACGCCACGCCGCCTGCCGCGCCGCCCGCAGCCCCGCCTGCCGCGCCGCCCGCAGCCCCGCCTGCCGCGCCGCCCGCCGGTGATGGCAAGACATTCAGCCAGGATGATGTCAACAGGATGTTGGCCGAAGATCGTCGTAAGCATCAAGCCGCGTTGGCACAGAGCGAGAAGCAGTTTCAAGACCTTCTCGCCACGAAGAATCTGACCGAGGAACAACGTCAGAGTCTCGAAACCAGTCTCGCCACCATCCAAGGCCAGTTGCGAACCAAAGAGCAACAGGCCGCTTTGGAGAAAAAGCAGCTTGAGGAACAGTACAGCGGCAAGCTGACTGAGGCCCAGAAAAAGGCGCAGGAGTGGGAGAATCGCTATCGCGAATCGACCATCACCCGCGAGCTGAAAGATGCTGCTGCGAAGAACGATGCCTACGACGCTGACCAGATCGTCATGGCACTGGAAAAGATGACCAAGTTGGTCGATGTCACGGACGCCAACGGCAAGACGACTGGCCAACATGAAGTCGTGGTGGACTTCCCCGACGTGGACCCGACCACGGGCCAATCGGTGATGACCACTCGCACGCCTGACGAAGCCGTCAAGCGTATGCGTGAGATCAGCAAGTGGGCCAATATGTTCAAGTCCAATGTCGTCAGTGGCATTGGTTCCAACAACGCCGCCGGACTCCCGGCTGGCGCGAACGGCAAGGTTGATCTCAAACAGCTTGCCAAGAATCCCGAGCAGTTCCGCAAGGTTTTGAAAGAGAACCCGGAAGCTATCGGTCTTCGACGCGGGTTCAGCACTCGCAAGTAAATCAGGGGCGCGTGTCCCTTACCATCCCTTCCCTAACTCCATTCGGAGAAAAGCAACGATGAATCGTCTGTATGTTTCCCCCGCCCTGTTCGTCGCTTACGACAACGACAACTCGGCCTTCATCCCGGAAATCTGGGCTCAGATGGGCCTGGTGATTCTCGAAGAAAACATGGTCGCCGCTCAGTTGGTGGACCGTGACTTCGAGCCGGAAATCCGCAACTTCGGCGACGTGGTGAACACCCGCCGGCCCGGAACCTTCAAGCTGGCCCGCAAGACGGACCAGACCAGCTCGCTCACTCAACAGAGCGCCAGCGCGACCAACGTCCAGGTTCCCCTGGACCAGTGGTTCTACGAGTCGTTCATCATCAAAGACGGCGAGGCCAGCAAGTCGTTCCAAGAGCTGACCGAAGTCTACCTGCTGCCCGCAATGCAGGGCATCGCTCGTGGTGTCGATCGCGCCATTCTCGGCCGCGTCCACGCCTTCCTCGGTGGCCCCACCCAGCGTGCCGGCCGCCTGATGAACATGGACGAGACGAACAGCAAGGATTACGTGCTGGACGCCCGTCAGCAGTTGAACGTCAACAAGGCTTACCCGACCGGCCGCAGCCTGATTCTCTCGCCCTACAGCGAGACGGCGCTCTTGAAGAACGAACTGTTCATCAAGGCGAACGAGCGCGGTGACGGTGGTACGGCGTTGGAGAACGCCCGCCTGGGCCGCATCCTCGGTTTCGACACCTACATGGACCAGAACGTCAACGGCGTTCAAACCGGGTGCGACACCGACAGCGGCGTCATCACCAACGCGCTGGCTGCCGGTGGCAGCGGTTCGCAAGTGATGACCACGGGTGCCAGCGACGCTTGGGCCACAGGTGAGTTCGCGGTGGTTTCCGGCAACGACCAGCCCACCTACATCACCGCCCACACCGAAACGACCGGTTCGACGACCGCCATCACGCTGAACGAGGCGAACAAGTACGCCACGCTCGCGGCTGCCGCCGTAACCCGGTACAAGGCTTGCGCGGCCAACGCCAGCTACGCTGCGGGTTGGAGCGAAGTCGTGACCGTCAAGAGCTACACCAGCGGCAAGGCCCCGCAGGTAGGTCAGTTGCTCGCCTTCGGCACCGGCGGTTCGCGTGCGAACTACACGGTGATCGAATCGACCGACAACGGCACGACCTGCGACCTGTTGCTCGATCGCCCGCTGGACATCGCCATCACCAACAACGACCCGGCCTTCCCCGGCCCGATGGGTTCGTTCAACCTGGCCCTCCACCGCGAGTCGATCGCGTTGGTGAGCCGCCCGCTGGCCCTCCCGGCCCGCGACATCGGCGTCCGCGCTGACGTGGGTGTCCACAACGACGTGGCGATGCGAGTCGTCATGCAGTACGACATCAACGCCGGTGGCACCGTGGTCAACCTGGACATCCTCGCGGGTGTCGCAGTGTTGGACACGCGCCTCTGCGTGCCGCTGTTGGGCTAATCACCCTCTGACCCTTTCCGCTGGCCGCCCGGAGTCAACTCCGGGCGGCCGGCTTTCTCTCATACCCAGGGGAAGGCTCTTGACCAATGGACTGTTTTCTTTTGGCCAGCAGCGAGTTTGGGGCCGCCATTGAGCTGTGCAAACAGTATGGGCCTCTATTCGTGGCCGTCATCTTTTTCCTCTGGCGCGATTGGAAACGCGAAGACCGATTATCGAGGCGCATCAACACACTGGAAGACGAGCAACGCAAAGTCATTCTTCCGTTGGTGAAAGATTGCACTTCGGTCATCACCAAAAATACGACCGTCATGGAACGACTGGAAAAGATGCTCGAACACCATCACAAGTGACCTGCCATGCCTACGAATCGGAACCTGAACCGGCGAATCCGGCAAGCGCTCTACAGCCTCAAACGGCAGTTCGGTGCTTCGATCGACATTTACAAGCTGGTCAGCACCGATACGGACGTGCGGACAGGCAACAAGACCATCGACAAGACGGTCTACCAGGTAGCCCGAGCAATCGTGCTGCCGGAAACGATGAAGCGAGCAGCAAAGCAAGTGTCGGCTCTAGCGGCGACTAGCAAGGATGTCATGTCGCCGGGAGCAGGCACATACAACTCAGGTACTAGGGTCTTCATCATTGATCGACTCGACGTGCCAGACCTTCCCGATCTCGGCCAAGACGACTGGATTGTCTACGACAGCGATAAGTACCAAATCGCAGAAGTCGAGTCGTTTGAAGTCAATGCGGGTTGGGTCATCACAGCCAAGCGTATCGTCGGGGAGATTCCCGAGCAGATCAAGTTTGGGGTAGCGAATCAGACGTTGAGTTTAGTTTCCCAGGCTTCGGCAACAGTGGGGTGATGTATGGCAGCAGACCCCAACTGGGCCAGGTATGTATTCGCCTCACTCGCATCCAACCTGAAAGCGATAGCTACAGACAACAATATCCCGGTGCTCGTCGAGCACTTGGATGAACGTAGCGAAACATTCATACAATCCAGCGACCAGGTAGAAATCCGCATCACTGGGCCAGCCATCTGCGAGCCCAGCCAAGGCTACTTCTGCATCGAAGTGGCCGTCAACGTCTTGCTCAAAAGCCGCTACGACGGGCAGAGCAAAAACGCCTACACGATTCTCAAAACCGCCGGCCTCTATCAAGAGGCCCTGTCCGGTGAAATCCCGGTCTGGAACTACGGCGGCGAGCCCGGCGACTACGTGGATGGCGACCCGTCAACGCAAGTCTTTCTTGGCTGCTTGCGGCCAAAGTCCGGGAAAAACGAGGCGACGCGAGTGTTCAACTTCGGACAAGTAGACCCAACGGAGAAGGTCAAAGAGTCCGTCGTGGATGCTCACTTCGTCATGGAAATCTCCGAATAACTCCAACCCAAAAGGGACAGATACACATGGCACGCATTAACCTGCGGTACTGCACCATCAAATTGCAGGACGGTCTTTCTGGAACTGCCAAGCACACGGCAGCTCCCATGATGGGCGACACGACGGCGACCGTCGATACCGTCGCACTCAACACTGCTGTAACAAACCAAATCCCGGTCGGTGCAAGATTCATTCTCGCCGGCGAGACTGTGCAAACCGTCCATACGGTGACAGCTCGTACTCCGACTTCGGGTGCCACGACCAGCGTCAATTTCAGCCCCGCGCTAGGTGCTGGGACGTATTCGACCGAGGCCGTGATGACCTTCAAGCCGCAACAGTTGGTCATCAAGGTGGGCGAAGGCGACTTGAAATACACCGAGAACCCCACCTACCAATACTTCCTCGATCGCGGAATCTTGGACACGGTGCGGCTCGGTGACGACACGCCGATGAACGTGGACTTGAACTTCGTGTTCGAGCATATCACCACGGGCACCAGCGAGACGATCGCGCCAATGGACGCCCTCAAGCAGATCAACGGTGCTGCCGAGTGGGTCACTTCTGCGACCGACCAGTGCGAGCCCTACTCCGTGGACCTGATCGTCGAACAAGTTCCGCCTTGCGGCACGAACGAGTTCGACATCTTCACCTTCCCTGACTTCCGCGCCGACAAGCGTGAAGCCAGCTTCAAGGATGCCAACATTGCGATCAGCGGTCGCTGCATGGCAATCGAGCCGATCGTCACTCGGTCGAACACCCAAATCTAACCCACCAACCTAACCAAAGGGACAGACCAACATGGCACGTATTAACCTGCGGTACTGCACCATCAAACTACAAGATGGTCTTGCAGGCACCGCCCTAGTCAATCAGTCGATGACGGCTCCGATGGCTGGTGACATCACGTTGACGGTCGATACCATAAGCCTCAACACGGACACCACCACGCTCATTCCGGTCGGCGCACGTTTCACCATCGCCGGTGAGACGGCGAGCACCACGGTCCATACCGTGCAGACTCGCACGCCGAGCAGCATGGCCCCGACGACTTCAATCACGTTCTCGCCCGCGCTCAGTGCCGGCACCTACGTTGATGATGGCGTCCTCACCTTCCTGCCGCAACTGTTGACCATCAAGGTCGGCGAAGGCGACTTAAAGTACACCGAGAATCCGACGTACCAATACTTCCTCGACCGAGGCATCTTGGATACGGTTCGTCTCGGCGACGACACGCCGATGAACGTGGACTTGAACTTCGTGTTCGAGCACATCACCACGGGCACGAACGAAACCATCGCTCCGATGGATGCCCTCAAGCGCATGGGTTCGGCATCGGAGTGGGTCAGCTCGGCGACCGACAAGTGCGAACCGTACTCGGTCGATCTGATCGTCGAACAAGACCCGCCTTGCGGCACGAATCAGAAGGATATTTTCACCTTCCCTGATTTCCGCGCCGACAAGCGCGAGGCAAGCTTCAAAGACGCCAACATCGCGATCAGCGGCCGTTGCATGTCAATCGAGCCGATCGTGACTCGCGCCTAACCTTTTGCATTAACCGTCCGGGCGGCGCGTTCTTGCCCGCCCGGAGCGGTTCCTTTTTACCCTCCAATCAATCCCCGGCAAGGGAGTACGCACAATGAAGATCAACGGTGTCGATCCTTCGACAATTCCATCCGAAGACATTCTGGTTCTGCCACGTGGCAAACAGCAGATCGTCTTCACGGCACGGGGCCTCCCCGACATGGATGCCTTCCAGGCTCTTTGTCCCGAGCCCGTGGCCCCGGCAAAGATGACATCGGAAGGCTGGAAGCCGGACGAGCAGAATCCCGACTACGTGAGCAGCAAGTTGGAATACAACCGGCGTCGTCTCGCGTACATGGTGGTCAACTCACTCGCACCCAGCAACATCGAGTGGGACACCGTGAACATCGACCAGCCCGGCACGTGGGCCAACTGGGAGGATGACATGAAAGCCAACGGCAAGGGACTAAGCCAGGTCGAATGCAACCTGGTTTTGAAGTTGGTGCTCGAAGTCAACCAGTTGGACGAGGCCAAACTGAAAAAGGCCCGCGAGGTTTTTCAACTTGGTCCTCAGCAGGCGTCGGCTCAATTAAGTGGCCCGAGTTCCGTACAGCAGACTACCTGATCTGGTGTGCCTGCGAACGGTTAGGCGTCCTCCCACCCGGCATCCGACCGGCTTGGGATGATAACGGAGTCGGGGCGCAAGCCATGATTCTCGCCTTCGAGCAACTACGGAGTTACGACGTGTCAGAGCGGGAGGCTCAACTTGCCGGGGCAAGGATGCCCGGTTCGGCTGAGGGCCATCAAGAATGAAAGTCACCGCGACCTTCCGTGCCCCTCGCATCAATCTCTCGAAGTACAAAAAGGCGTTGCACGACGAGCTGGCGTCGGCAATCACTCATGCAGCCTTTGAGTGGCTCGGTGCCACGACTGCCATCATCCCCGTGTGGAGTGGTGCGTCGTTGGCGACCTTTCTTCCATTAGCCACTGAGATCGGCTTCAACGTGTCGATCGCACCAGTCCCAACCGCCCCCAATCGCGTTTCGCTAGGGCTCTCGCATGGCGAGGGTTCCCTCAACATGGATGCGGATAAGGGCACCTACACGTTCAAATACTCGACCACGCTCAGCCACCTGATCTGGAACGAGTTCAACAACGCTAACGTCTTCCCGGACCCAACGCTGTTCGGGAAGTTGCACGAGCCTGGGCCGTACCATTTCCAGCAGAAGGGCCTCAATGCCTTTCGTCAGTACGCTCAGCATGTGCGTTTACCTGGTCTTGGCGGCTGTATCACTGCCAAGGTCATACGAGTTCGATAGGGGCAACACATGGCCGACGCTGATCTCACACAGGAATTAGGCTTTGATGCCAGTTCCGCAATTGCCACGTTAGAGCAGCTCGACGGCATTATGGCCAAGTTCGAGCAGCGCTGGAACTCGGCGGCTAGCTCATTGAAGTCATTCAACGACGCCGGCAAGCAGACCAGCAACCAGCTTGCGGCGATCGCCCGGCAGGCCAACGCTGCTGCTGCGGCCCTTGGAAAGCTGAATACGGCAGGCCCGAGCGCCGGTGCTGGCGGCGGTAACGCTAACCAGTTGCTCCAAGGGCAAGCTGCCGCCAACGCGATGAATCAACTGCTCGGTCAAACGAGCAGTAACGCCAACGCTGCGGCAAACTCAATCGGCCAGGTCGGCAGCGCCGCGAATCGAAATATGTCGGCGGCTGCCGTCGCCACCGGCAAGTTCACGGTCAGCTTCGAGACACTCGTGCGAGTTATCTCGACGCAGTTGATCGTGCGCGCATTGAGCGCGTTGCGTAATGAGATCGAGCAATCGTTCACCGCAAACCTAGCGTTCGTAAAGAGCTTGTCCGAAATCCAGACGATCGACGCAGGTCACTCGATTGAGCAGATCGGGGCCGAAGTGCGTGGTCTATCCGACGCATTCAACATTCCGTTGCTGGATGCCGCGAAGGCGAAGTACGAAATTCTGTCGAACGGCTTCACGACGGCGGCCGACCAGGCGAACCTATTCACGGCATCAGCCAAGTTCAGCAAGACAGCCATCGCCGAAATGAGCACGTCGGTAGACTTGCTCAGCGGCACGCTCAACGCTTACGGGCTTTCGTCAGAGCAAGCCGAAACCGTCGCCGCGAAGTTCTTCAAGACGGTCGATCTAGGTAAGACGATCGGCTCCGAGCTGGCCACCAGCTTCGGTCGAGTGGCTCCGGTCGCCGCCGAGCTGGGAGTTTCGATCACGGAACTCGACGCCGCTTTCTCGACCATCACGATCGCCGGCGTCAAGACTTCGGAAGCCGCGACCCAGATTCGTGCTTCGTTGAGCGCGCTGCTCAAACCGTCCGACGCCACCAAAGAGGCGTTGCATGAACTCGGCTTTGAGAACGGCCAACAGCTCATTGCGGCCAAGGGTCTGCAAGGTGCGTTCCAGGCGTTGATCTCGACCACGAATGGTCAGTCCGACGCGATCGCCAAGTTGTTCCCGAACGTCCGTGCCTTGAATGCCGTTCTACGGCTCACGGGCACCGGCGTCGATACGTTCCAAGAACACTTGAAGCAGATCGGCACGATCAGCAACAACGACTTCAATAAGACGTACCAGTTGCGCATCGACACCAACGCCGAGAAAGTGGCGGCTGATCTCAACAAACTCAGCAACTTCTTCACGGCTGATCTCGGTGCGTCCCTAGTCAGTGCCACGCGAAGTGCGTTCGGTTTCGTCGGTGGTGTGGAAACGCTGACCGATGGCTTGAAGGCGCTCACGCCGATCTTGGCAACCGCCGGACTGACGTTGCTGGCCTACGGGGGCTATGCAGCCTTCGCCTCGTTGCAGTCGCGACTTGCGGCAGCCGAAGCGACCAAACTCGGCATCGCGATGAACGGTGCGTTTGCGATTGCTGGCGCTTTTGCGGCCGGTAGCTTCATCGGTGAACGATTAGTCGATTCACTGGAAGGTGCCGAGAAGCAGTTCGAGAAGACGATGGATGCCTGGATTAACCAGCGGCGAGCCGCTGGTGAGCAGGAAGTTCAGATCGAGCAGCAGAAGAACAGCAAAATCCTGCAAGCCTTCAACAGCTTTATTGCTGACCAGCGGAAGGCATACTTCGATACGGTTGATGCTGCCAGGCAGTCGAACGCCGACATCCTTAGTGACACAAAGAGCACGCTGGACAAGATTATCCAGGCTCGTGAGGAACATGCCAAGGATTTGGCGCGTCTTGTCGGGCAAGGCCAGTCGAATATCACTGAGTCTCGGCAGCGCCAACATACGGCTGCGAATGAAGCAGCCGACTCGGCATTCAACTTCCGCAATCAGCAGTTCGGCAACCGGGCTCAGATATTCCAACTGCAACGCCGAGCCCAAGACATCGCGGCAGAGGCGGCACGGCAGCTTGGAAGTGCAAAGACGCCAGACGAGTTGCAAGGTGCGTTGGGTCAGTTCAATCGCGCAAGCGGTTTTGCGAACC